GTAATGTTATTTTTTCTTTTAAAGGCTGGGGTGAGCATCTCACCGGCGCCGACTAGGATTCGCGAAGAAAACCACGCAGGTTGTTGTTGCAAATACACGGGTCGGAGGAACATACTTCTTTCGGGTGGCTAGTGTTTAACCATGATGGAGTCGATACTCCTGCAAGTAGGAGGCTGTCTGTTCGCGAATGACGTTCTTCTGCCGAAGCAGAAACTTCAGGTGCTCAACCTCTGCTTCTAACTTAGCTGTGCGCATCTCCAACTCTGCAAGGCGTTCAAGGAGTGTCTTCATGAGGGAATCCATTCTGTGGTCAAGTCTAGTTGCCAAATCTAGATCCATTTTACCAGCTGGTCTCCTTCTCAAGGCGTCGCGCCTCAAGATCTTCGGACGCGGTAGGGATATTGATCTCTGACGTATCGTCTTCTGGGTTTAAAACGGATTTCCGCGGAAGAACAAACTCAAGATACACGTTGATATGCCCGCCATTCTCTACCTCGTAGGAAGCTTGTACGTACTGGCCACATCCTTTCTCGAGTCGAGCCAAGACCATCTCAGAATTTATAATGTCCTCCGTCGAAAGAAGCATCTCTTGAACCTGACGGTAGGGGGGAAGTTGAGTGAGAATGAAACGAGTACGCCGTCCATGATAGACGTCATGCCGGAATCTGGACTTCAAATTTACAGCCTTAGCAACTTCAATCAGTTCAGTGTACAGTACGTTTGCAGCGTACAACCGGCAGTCAACGGACTTGTCAGCTACACGCAGAATACAAGCAACATCGAAGTCGGAGAGAATTGGAACAACCATTACTGTGATATTCCTCCCACACTCTATATCCATTTTAACCCAGGAAACTCAGCAGGAATACATTCAGTAAGTGGGACACCACAACTGCTGCTCCTCCCAGCACTCCAGCACCTTGCCACGACACTACACCACCCGATGTATATGCATTCGGGACATACCTCAACAGTAAGTCACGCGGTGCGGACAGTGAGAGCACTACCGTGGCAAGAAAGAAGGAAATATACAGTGTCAAGTTGGACCACATCATTCGCATCATTGGGAGCGACGGCTTAAAAGAGGGCACCATATGGGTGCGCTGGATGTGATCCGAACCGGAGACACCGGCCATCGGCGGCATAGACTGAGGAAGCTGGGGCGAGGGCAAGAGGGCGTCGAGCGAGGTCTGGTCGTCCATTGTTTATGAAGGAGACACGATTTCACACGTTGCATCTTCCACGCGATATTTGTAACATTTTCCATCTACCTTGACTGTTTTTGCTTCTACATCCTTCAGAGGAACACCCAGAACCCGCTGTGTGCCATAGTTCCGATGAAAGAGCAGGACGGAGATCCCCAACCCAATCACAAACGAAAAAAAGGGACTGGCGCGTTCGATTCCTTTTGTGATGTCAAGCATTACTTACTTGCGAGAAGATTGAGAGAATCAGCTTCAGCGCCACACGGCACCTCGATGGCATTGGTACGAACACATCCCGTGTCTGTGTGGAAGATATCGGTATCATACGGCGTGGGCACCGTGATTTGCTTTCGGGTCGGTGGAATCAAGATACATGCAATCAACATGCCGATAATAACACCGGCGGCAATCCACTCAAGATGGAACATTGTTCTTACACAGGAACAACTTTTGCAGCCGCCTTGATCTCCATGTACTTGAAAATACCCAGTGCGATCGGTGTCAAGATCAGTCCAGAATACGGGATCACAATAGAGATTGCCGTCAGCACATACGCGACCATCGTGTTCCCCGACATGACCAACAAACGGTAGGTAGCGCCAATGCTAAACACGTAGAGCAGGGTCATGGCCAACGTAGAGAACGTACTAAGAAACCCAACGATTGTGTTGGACGGGGTAAAGCTAGCCATTGAGACGACTGGCGCCTCTCCAAACTTTACTTTTTGTCCATCGGGGATTGCCACTGTCCGTTTCTGTCCAGTCTGGTCGTCCGTGTACGTCAGCGTCAGCCGGCGTCCCGTAACAATACCCGCAGAGGACTGTTGCTCGGCCACTTTTCCCTGAAGAGACGAAGACTCGAGCTGATTGGTCTGAAATGCAATGCACCTATCATCCGAAGCCGACCCACAGATTTCAGTTGCCTGTGTCTTGATGTCAGCCTTTTCTGAGTCAGTCAGTGTGACATTCTTTGAGCCAGTCAGGAGATCGACTGCGGGCACAAGTGTATTGTCGGCAATCAAATCGAGATATCCCGGTTTTGCCTTCTCTTGCATGCTTTGTGTGATGTCGGTGGTGGCGCTCTCGTCTCCCCACGTGGCCTGGTTAATCACGATACCCATTGTTAGTTAGCAAACACGAAATTCGCAAGACCAGACGTGATCCGCAAGAAGTTGATGGATTCCACGTAGCAGGCCAGATTGTACGTGTAGGCAAAGATCACATTTTCTCCATTCGTGTTGCGAACCACCGTCACAAGGGTCTCTGGAGGATACAGAGGAAGCCCGGTGACTGGATCCGTCAATAACTGCTGAGCTGCCGTGACGATCACAGGGTTTGCCGAGAACACCGTTGACTTTATGACGCACACAACTTCTTGGGCGGCAATCCCGGCAGCAGTGGGCAGGGGCTGTTGCAGAGTTAGACGGAGAACAACCTTGTTGAACAAACTACCGTTGATGGCTCCACTTGGCTGATACAGGTCATTGTTCAGGGCAAAGGAGTACATGTACACTCCGGGAAGAAGGGGAGCATCACCCGTCGTGTGCTTGTACATCTGCAACAGCGAGAAGTACGAAGTTGGCTTCACAGAGAAGCGCTCCTTTCCGTCAAGCAAGAGCTGTCCTTGGGTAACCGGATCCCGAGGATACGAAGAGGAAATCTGCAGCTGTCCACTCGAGTACAGGAAGGTTTGCGTCTCACTGGAGTTGGTTACACTCGAAAAGACATCGTTGGCGACTCCGTTGGTTGTGAACGGAGCACGATTCGGATTGTCCCAGTTCGTGTAGTTGTCCCAATCATTCGTCAGAATCTTATCCGACCGCTGGGAAGACCAAACCATTCGAGTTACCAAGTTAAAGAAGGGGATCTCAATGTCCGAGTTTCCACCGTATTGACCTGGATTGTTCACGTACGTAACGGTCTTGACCAGGAAGGTCTGATCAGCGGATGCCAGCTGTGCCATCTCCATCTCAGTCAGGTAGATGAAGTTGCCTTCCAAATACGGGTCAGGGAAGAAAGTTGTCAGCGCCGTGTTCGACTGAGTGCCACTAAGCGTAGGCGGACTCAGGAACCGACCAATGGCATAGTCGTTTATGTCCGGGCGGATACGCTTGCCGTAGGTATCCGCATTCAGCGGGTCCACACCGATAACAGTGTACAGCTGGTTCAGTGGACGGTACGTCACGTTAATAAAGACATCCGAGTTCTGCATTGACACCAGCGGAAGTGCCATACCCGGATTTTCACAAAACCAGAAGTGAAGAGGGATCACCAATTGGCGAGAGCGAATAGACGGTTCAGGAACCAGAGTGTTCGGGATTCCACCGGGTTGGCTCAGAGGGACAACGGCGTGAGGATACTGTCCCAGACGATCATACGCATTTGCTGGATCATTGAGTGCGGCCACGTGTCCAACCATTTCATCTACAATCTTCCGCTTGTTAGGGTCATGTGTCAGATACGAGTAAAACTTGAGCCACTCCCCCGTAAATCTCTGCAGTAGCTGTCCGTTTGCTGTGATTTCCACGCGGTCGATCAAATTGTAACCAATGTTGTCAATCCACTGAAACTCGTACCCAATGGAGTTCGAGCGCTGGTCGTAGCCGGGAGGCGGAGCTACACCCGGACCAAGATAGTGAAGCGGAGACCAAATATCTGGAAGGGTCAACACCAGATAGGTGTCATGAAGCAACTGTGCATACCGGTCAATCCGACACGAAATCGTCCGTGTAGTGGTCTGAGCAAACTCCAAGTTTGAGCTCGTAAACGTCATTCGGATTGCCTCCATGGCAAAGTTCGTGTGTCGCCGGTAGACTGCTCGAAAATGCGTCATCGACGGATTTCCATTCACAAGTTCATTCTGGGCTCCAATCGCCACCAATTGAAGTAGAGCACCCGGCATATTGTGTTAGTACTGAGATTAGACTAAATAGGTCGTGGTCGCAGTGTTCGTCGGAACACAACAGAAGGACGTAACGGTTTTTCCAAGCGTAGTGGGAACGAGTGTATTGACAGCAACAGACATATCATACCGATCGGACTTGTTGGCAAGCACGCCAATGTACTGGGTGTTCGTTCTGCGCTTCAGGGGAGGAGGAGCTACCGTCAGAGACTTGGCGATGATCTGACGCTTCAGTTGAGTCAGATAATCTTGGGCTGAGTTGACCTGCATTTGTTATTTACGGAGAAATGATGTATTCATCACAATGCGGTTTGTTCTTGTTAGCACGCACGTAGATCAGACGACGGGGTATTCGAAGGTGGTGTACAATCTTCTAGGACAGCTGGCGACCCTGTCACCGCAGGTGAAGACCTATCACTTTGGATTTCAGCGCCTTCCTGCACGGACAAGTATCCGCACGGTTCCCAAGGGTGTCATTGCCTACGATGCAGCTGCCAATGAGGATCCGAAGGAGGAGGGGTTTGGATTCAACAAGATCCATGAGTATCTGGAGATGGTGAATCCAGATGTGGTGATGATCTACAATGATCCGTTGATCATCCACCGTTTTGTGGAGGCCATGAAGTTTGACAAGGCGACGTCACCGTACAAGTTGTGGGTCTATGTGGATCAGGTCTACGAGGGCATTGCCCCTCCACTGATCGAGACGATCACAAAGAATGCGCACCGTGTGT